AATGACACCAGCATTAACACATCTAAAGTAGATAGCTTAATACAAAATAATACTAATGTGCCTATGTGGTACTTATTGTTGTTGGTATTAGGGTGGTTACTTCCTAGCCCACAAGAGATATGGTCAGGGTTTGTCAACTCAATAGAAAGATTAATTCATGGCAAGAAGCGTAACAGCCGTAAAAAAAAGAACAAACGATAGCGCAAAGGTTGATATGTATACTGTCCCAGCAAAGAACACTGCTGAGATACACATGATTTATATCTTAGCTACTGCTGGTAATGAAGACGCAGACTTGTATTGGTACGACAGTCGTACATCAACTGAGTATCCATTAGCTCATGCTAAGTCGTTACAAGCTACAAGTGGTGAGTCATTGTTGATAAAAGACTTACAGATAGACTTACAAGAGAACGATGTACTTAGAGTTAAAAACAGTGGTACATCAAGCGAGATTACTTACATAGTTACTATGGAATTAAAACCATCACTAGCAACTCAATTTCATTCTTAGGAGATAGATATGTACGAATATAAAAAACCTAAACCTGTAAAGAAAAAGAAAACTAAACCTAAAAAGAAGAAGTAATGGCTAAAGGTGTAAAGCACTACTTAAAAAACGGAAAGGTTTGGTCAGGCTCTTACCATAAGATGCCTAATGGGATGTTGCATACAAATAAGTCTCATACAGCAACAAGCAAGCCTTTATATCATTATGGTGATCTTTCAGCTACCGCTAAAAAGAAAGCTAAAGGATAGCAATGAATTACTTAGAGTTAGTCAATGACGTACTAATAAGGCTCAGAGAAGATGAAGTAACTGCTCCGACAGATACTCCATACTCTAAGTTAATTGGTGTGTTTATCAACGATGCTAAGAGAATTGTAGAAGATTCTTTTCAGTGGAACGTGTTGACTGAGACACTTACAGTCACTACACAGGATGGTTTGTTTAACTGGGTACTGACAGGGGCTGGTCAACGGTTTAGAGTCATGGACGTTATAAACTCTGAAGGTAATCATTTTTTAGAAGGTATAACGTCTGGTCGTATGAACAACTTGTTGTTAAACGGTGAGTCATCAAAAGGTTCACCAATGTACTATAACTTTAACGGTGTTAGTAACGGAGATACACAAGTAGATTTGTACCCTATTCCTGATAAAGTTTATAACATTTATTTTAATTTATACAAACCACAACCTGCTTTAACAGATCCTTCAACAGAGTTACTTGTTCCTTCTGATCCTGTAGTTAAGTATGCTTATGCAAAAGCTGTAGCAGAACGCGGAGAAGATGGTGGATTATCATCTCAGGAAGCTAGTGCTTTAGCAGACGCATCATTGGCAGATCACATTGCTATGGCAGAGAGCAGACAGAACGATCAATACGTCTGGACAGCAGTCTAATGGCTGGAAGAATACAGTCATCGACCATATCAGCCCCTGCTTTTTTTGGAATTAATACGCAGGATAGCAGTGTTGATTTATCATCAGGGTATGCGCTAGAAGCGTATAACTGTGTCATAGATAAGTTTGGTCGTGTCGGTGCTAGGCGTGGGTGGAGCAAAGTAAACACATCGTTAAACTCTGATCTAGCGTCTAACAGTGTGGACTTTATTTATAACCTACCTAACCCTGACGTTACTTTTGTTGGTGGTAATAACAAGTTATTTACTAGAGCAAGCGGTGCTTCTACATTAGTCACAGCAGTTAACACTACAGTAGCTAATGCAGCAGGAACAGGTACAACAGCTTACAGCATCACAGCTAACGAATGGATGGGTGCTAGTATTGTATTCGGTGAAGGACCAACAGCTAGTCCTTATGCTTACTTTGCACAGACTGGTCATCTACCTTTAGTCTATCACAAACTAGGAGCAGACCATGCACATACAGGTGCTTACGGCTTTAACTTACTTAGCGATGCTGGGTCAGTACCTACCACATACAGTTCTGCTTCTGACTTTAAGCCTAATGTAGTTATAGGTGCTTATGGTAGAACATGGTGGGCAGACATTGCTAACGATAAACAAACAGTTTACTTTAGCTCGTTACTAGACGGCACTAACTTATCTTCTGGTGACTCAGGGTTTTTGTCATTAATTGATGTGTTTCCTAACGGTGACGAGGTAGTAGGACTAGCAGCACACAACGGTTTCTTGATTATCTTTGGTAAAAGAAACATAGCTGTTTATGCAAACCCTATTGATGTTACTAACTTACAGTTAGCTGATTTAATTGCTGACATTGGTTGCATAGCTAGAGACAGTATTGCTAACACAGGTACTGATGTAATGTTCTTATCTCAAACAGGTGTCAGAAGCATTTCAAGAGTCATTCAGGAAAAGTCAGCACCTATTAACGACATCTCATTTAACGTAAGAGATGATCTGATTGAGTTTGTAGAATCAGAGACTAACAAAGAAAAGATTAAAGGTGTTTACTATCCTAAAGATGCTTTCTATTTATTAACACTACCTACGTCTAAGTATGTTTACTGTTTTGATCTACGAGCTAGATTACAGAATGGCGCAGCAAGGGCTACTGTTTGGGATAGTCTTGAACCTACGGCATTACACGTTACTTATACAGGCGATCTTTTCGTAGGACAAGAAGGTTACTTAGGTAAATACTTTGGGTTTTTAGATGACACAGAAAAGTACAGACTACGCTACTACACTAACTACTTTGACTTAGGTAGTCCAACAACTATGAAGTTTTTAAAGAAAGGTAACTTTGTAGTTGTTGGTGGTGTAGGTCAAGACGTAGCGTTGAAGTATGGTTTTGATTATGTTAACTCATATCGGTCTATAACTAAAAAGCTACGAGCAGGTAATGTTTATGAGTACAACAGCGGTGAGTACGCTATTGCAGAATACTCTAGTGGTCTAGTGCTTGAAGAAGTCAACAGTAACTTAGGTGGCTCAGGTTCTATTATGCAACTAGGCTTTGAGGCAGATATTAACGCTGCACCTTTGTCGATACAAAAGATAGATATTTATGTTAAAGCAGGTAAAACAATTTAAGGATAGGTATGTCTGATTATACAAAAGCAACTAACTTTGCACAAAAAGACGGGCTATCGTCTGGTGATGCACAAAAGATTATTAAAGGCTCAGAGATAGATGCGGAGTATAACGCTATTGCTGCTGCTATTTCATCTAAGTCTGATCTAAATGGTCCTACGTTTACTGGTACACCGTCAGCACCTACAGCATCTACAGGAACATCTAGCACACAAATAGCTACAACAGCTTTTGTGCAGTCAGCTTTAGTTGGTGCGTATCCTGTTGGTTCTATTTACATGAACGCTACTGTAGCTACTAATCCTGCTACCTTGTTAGGCTTCGGTACTTGGGCAGCATTTGGAGCAGGTAAAGTACCAGTAGGTTTAAACGCTGCTGACTCAGACTTTGACACTGTAGAAGAAACAGGTGGTAGTAAAGATTCAATCATACCTACACACAATCATGCAGCAGGAACTCTTGAAAACGCTTCTGCCGGAGCGCACCAACACACAACTGGAACAGGTAGATCAGCAAGCACTGCTGGTAGCACTGTAAGTTATTTTTCTGGATTACAGGGAGGAGCTTCTGGTACAGCTTTGTCAACTACAGATTCACAAGGCGCACACGTTCATACAATATCAGGTGACACAGCTAATGCAGGTGAATCAGCAACAGGTAAGAACTTACAACCGTACATCGTAGTTTATATGTGGAAGCGTACAGCTTAATTTAAAAAGGAAAGAAGATGGGGTTATTCTCAAGCATTAAAGACGTAGCAGCAATTGCAGCACCAATAGTAGGAGCAGCCTCAGGTGTTCCGTTTGGAGCGCAGATAGGAGCTGCTGTAGGTGGTGCAATCTCTGGTAGGCAGCAAGCTAAACAAGCTGGAGAAACGGCTGCTCAGTATGATGCCAGAATGCGTCAACTAGGACAGCAAGGTTTCTTTAAACCTGTCGCTATGAAGACTCTTTATGGTCAGTCTGAGTTTGAAGTTGATCCTGTCACTGGAGCAGTTACTTCTGCTGGTTACACACCTAGTGAAACAGTACAAGAACAAACAGGCAGACTTGGTGTGATGATGGGTCAGGGACTAGACACTGCTGAGCAAGCCATACCGTTTGCTCAACAGTTTGCTGCACCAGCTCAAGGATTATTTAATATCGGACAAGAATACATTGCTACTTCTCCTGAACAAGCTAGAAATGAATATATGCAGAGGCAGATGGCTGCATTAAGACCTTACGACATTGAAGAAGAAGAGAGACTATCTAGGACTGCTTTTGGTAGAGGTCAGGGCGGTCTAAGCGTAGGTGCTGGTGGTAATCCATTACTTAAACAATTACAAGAATCTCGTAACAGACGTAACCTACAACTAGCAGCAGGAGCTGAACAGGCTGCACAACAAGCAGTAAACTTTGGAGGTCAACAAGTAGCTAAGTCTGGTGCTTTGATGGGTACTGGTTACGATGTGATGCAAGGATCACTAGCACCATATCAGAGCTACTTAGCTAATCAAGCAAGACTAGAAGAGCTTGTACAACAGCCATTAACTATGGGGGCTAACTTAGGTGCTACGGCTATGTCTGGACAACAGTACGGTGCTGATATGGCTAGTTCAGGTGCTTTAGGAACAGCTCAGCAACAACTAGCTGCTGCTCAAATGAAGAATGATGCGATGCAAGGTTTGTTTGGAAATGAGAATCTAATGAAAGGAATAGGTAATATATTTAATCCTCCACAGGCAGATATTGAAGAAAGAGTAATTAATGCTCCTCCAATTACTACTACTCCTCCTTATGTAGGAGCATCTACACAAGGTTTTGGAGGAGGCTTGTTTAGTGGCATTGCTTCACCTATGAGTGCATACGGATTTAAAGGATAATTATGGCTAATGGAATACTACCTTTGTTTGGACCTACTCCAGAGGAGTTGGAATATAAAAAGAGACAAGATCGAGAAGCACTTGCTAGACAAGACTACAGAGACAGATTAGCAGGAGCTGGTCAAGGTCTAGGAATGTATGGCGGTCTTGCTCAGCAAGGTGTACGTCTAGGAGAGAATCTAAGAACAATGAAGCTGTTTGGTGAAGCTCCTTCTCCTGATATGGAAAGAGCCAATGTCATGCAAGATGTCATGAATAAGTTTGGTAAACAGGATATGACTAATCCTCAAGTCATGGCTCAAATGGCTAAAGAGTTAAGTGACAGGGGATATCCGAGGGAAGCCATGCAGTTTATGGAAGAAGCTAAGTCAAGAGTAGCGACTGCACAAGCCTCTCAAAGAGAAGGACAGAAGCAAGACCTAGAAACTCAGAAGTTACAGTTTGAGGTTCAGAAAGCTCAAAGAGAAGCACTAGGAGGATCAGGAGAAATATTAAAAGAAGGAACCATTGAAAAAACTATAAAGATGGTTAACAGAGTAGAAACAGGTATGAGGCTAGCATCTACTTTTGAAGAAACTTTCTCTGGTCTTGATACACCAAGATCTTTAGCAAATGCTAAGAAAAAGTTGGATGAGTTTGATTCTCCAGAAAATAGAAGATATTTTAACTGGTGGATGGATTACGATACATATACCAGTGAGATAAGAGCTGAGCTGTTTGGAGCAACCTTAACAGATAACGAAGCAAAAGAGTTTGAAAAGATTAAGATTAGTGAAACTGATAGCCCAAAAATAGCAAAAGCAAAACTTATAAACCAATCTAAATGGGCTAGACTAGGACTTATTAAACTTATTGACAGTTACAAAAACTCAGGATATAACACTTCAGGATTAGAAGCATCTTTAAGAAGTTCTGAAAAATACTTAGATTCATTAGGTGCTGACATATCTACTCCTCCTCCTAGCACTCTTGAAGATGGTGAAGGTGGAAGCGGTGATTGGACAGTTAAAGAAAAAAATACAATAGTATTGTAAAGGATAAGTAATGGCAACTTTAGTAGATTATGAAGTCACAGCACCTGACGGTACTGAGTTAATTGTTACTGGTCCTGAAGGAGCAACACAAGAACAGATCATAAAAGCAGCAAAAGAGCAATACAAATCTAGTAGGAAACCAAGAGGACAACCAACTCCTCGCCCTGATCCTATTCCTACTCCTACTAAAAAAGATTATACCGATGTAGGTTTAGGACAGGTAGCTGAAGAAGCTGTATCAGGTTTTGGTGCTTCTGCTAAGAGAGAAGCTATGGCTATATGGGACGCTGTATCTAGTCCTATTGAAACAGCTAAAACTGTAGGTCAACTAGGTTATGGTATTTTACAAAACACTCTACCAGATGAAGTTGTTCAGCTTATTGGAGAAGATGAAGAGAGTCAGCAATTAGCTTCTGCGGTAGGTGAGTATTTTGCTGATAGATATGGTGGTATAGAAAATATTAAAAGAACTATAGCTACAGACTCAGCAGGGTTTATGGCTGACTTAGCTGGTGCGCTTAGTGGAGGAGCAACCATAGCAGCTAAAGTAGTAGCCACTGCTGCTAAAGCAGGTAGAGGAGCTAAACTAGTAGGAGTTCCTGCTGGGTTAGAAAAGGCTGCAAAATATGCTGCAAGGATAGATCCTATTACTTTTGGTCTTGCTGGTTTAGGTAAGGTTGCTAAAGTAGGAAACAAAAAACTTATAGCACCTGCTGTAGCAACTACTTTATCTTTTACTTCAGGAACTGGAAGAGAAGCTGTTTCTCAAGCATACAAAGCTGGTAAAGAAGGAGGAGATGCTGTCAAGAGATTTAGAGATAGCTTGACTGGAAAGGCAGATCCTACAGAAGTAGTAGCTAATGCTAGATTTAATTTAGATATTTTGTATAAACAAAGAAGAAGAAGTTATCTAGAAGGTAAAGCAAATCTAAAAGATATTAACTTATCTTTATCACCTGTCAGAGCTAAATTGATTGAGCTTCAAAATTTAAGAACAACAAACGCCTCTACTATAGAGGCTGCTGGAAAAGCAGCAGAAATATTACAAAGAGCTGAAAAACAAGGATACAAGTCACTGGCTGATTTTGATGAATTGAAGAGAACTTTAAACTCTGAGGCTATGAATTACACAGGAGAAGCCAGATCTGCTATTTCTGAAATGGCTGAATTAGTCAGAAAGTCAATTGATGATGTTGATCCTAACTACGGTAAAGTAATGAAGAGCTACGAGAATGCTTCAAAAATAATTCAAGAGATTGAAAAAGCATTAAGTCTTAAGGACACTAAAACAGCAGAAGTAGCATTAAAAAAACTATTAACTTCAATGAGAGATGGTGTTTCTACTAACTATGGACAACGATTAAACTTAGCACAAGAACTAGAAGGAGTGACAGGAGGTAAGAAATTTATGTCGCAGTTAGCTGGTCAGGAGTTAAGTTCTGTTGTTCCTAGAGGACTTCAAGGAAGAGTAACAAGCTCATTATTATCAGGAGGTGTTGGACTAGGAGTGGGAACTGGTTTACTTAGTCCTACTTCTCTTCTTCCATTAGCTGCTGCTTCTCCTAGATTTGTTGGAGAAGCCTCACAACTTGCAGGTAGAACAGCAAGAAGAGCGCAACAAGCAGCACAAGTAGTACCATCGGCTACACCTAGTTATTTAGGAATGTTTGAAAGATCTACAGAAGAGGAACAATAATGGCTAGTCCTTTAGACAGTTTGTTAAATAGTTTAGTAGGGAAACTTGGAGAATTTGGAATAGGAAGAGGAACTGCTGCACAGCAACCAGTCGGTCCTTCTTATCAAGATTACTCTGATGATATTTATAATACTTATGGACCTCTCAATCCTGTTCCTAGACAGAAATATAATTACGACAGATATGAGCAACCTACTGTAAGGTTCAGGTCTGGTATGTTAGGTGGGCAACCCATACAAGTAGAACAAGACATACCTCCGATACCTCCTCCTGATCCTACTCGTCCTCCTGTAGTTCCTGATCTTAGTAAACCATTACCAAGATCAATGACACCTCCTGTAAGAACATCAGCAGACGGTAGAGATGTATCTTTAGAACCTCCAGCAATTAGAGATGTTCGTCCTCCTGTAATGGATGATTATAGTATAGGTAGAGAAAGCCCAATAGGTCCTTCTGGTCTATTTACTGGTGATCTCTTGTCTATAACAAGAAAACCTCCTATGCCGTCCAGACAAGAATTTTCTCCACAGAGAGAAGCAAATATACGGACAAGGGACAGGTTTGTTCCTCCTCCTCCTAGAGGCATGATAGATTTAGGTATTGAAAGTCCTGATATGTTTAGAGGTCAGTTAGGTATGCCACCTCCTGTCCAGTATCCTACATACGGAGATGAGTACGAAAACTTAAAAGGTAAAAGTATTGAAGAGATTCGACTTGAGTTAAACAATCCAAGACTTGACGTTAATGAGAAAGGTGATTTGATTGAACCTGAACGTATTGACCAGTTGGGTAATGTTGTTCCAGAAAAAGTAATATACCCTTCTTTCGCAAAAGACAAGAACTTATCAAGCCCTACTGCAACATTAGCAGATCAAGCGGGTAAAGATTTAACAACTGATGCAGACCTTGACGCATATTTGGACAACCTAGAAAAAGAAACAGAGGGATTTAAAATTCCTAAAGCAAGGAAATAAAACATGGATATGATGAGTAATAACTACGATGCGTTCGGTAACATCCTGTCTACTCCTGAGATGGAGGTTATTCCTTCAAGAAGAGCAGAAATAGTAGACGTAAGTAATGTCAGCGATGTCAATCAAATAAGATCTCCATTAGCAGAAACACTGATGACAAAACATTTAAACAGATCAGGGATGGAAGGTCTTGATTCAACAAAAGCAAGAAACGTACTGTATGACTTTGCTCTTAAAGTAGGTAGAGCAGAAAGCTCTGGAGATCCTAAAGTAAAGAATAGACCTTTAGAAGGAAAAGAAGCAAGCTCAGCTACAGGACTCTATCAGTTTTTAGTAGGTACTGAAGGAGGACAAAGTGCTTTACAGACTGCTGTAAACAGAGCTAAGAAAAGAATAGATGCCCCTTGGTTAGATGAGGTATTTAAAACAGGTAAGGTTGAAGATCTGACACCAGATCAGCAGACTGTTTTATTTTTAGGTGACATACTTGAAAAAGAAGGAAGTGACAAACTAATTAAATCTTTACTAGATCCTAACGCTAGTGAGAAGGAACAAAAGAAAGCAATGTATAAGATTTACTTGAACCTACACCACACAAAGAAAGAAGGTGAGGCGTGGGACCCAAAAATTCTTGCCAATGCTAACAGAGAAATATTAGGGATTAAGAATTAAATGGAGCAGTTCATCATCAACTTCTGGGAGATAATCTCAGGGCTACTGTTCGTAGTGTTCTTAGCAATAACTTGGAAGGCAGAGATTGGGGCACGCATCTCAGTGTTAGAAGAGAAAGTACGTGCCCTGTTTGATATAGGTAATAGTAAGAAAGATTAGATCTCACAAGCACCTGCTGTACAAGCCAGAGTCTGCGCTCCTTCCACATTGTCATCAATCTCTATGAGGCTATTCCACTCAATGCTCTTTGGCATCTTATGAAGAAGTTCTTTATACTCCTCCTCAGTACACTCTTCATAGGGAGCTTGCTTATATGTCCCACCATCGTAGGGCAAGAAGCTAACACCACTGACATCATCGAAGTTCTTCCAGATCCATGAGCCTACTTCTACCCACTCATGCTCCTCGACAGAGATAGTGACTGACGGCTTATGCTCACACCAATGCTTCTGATACATCAACCATAAGTCTAAGTGTTCGATAGCAGTGATGTCCTCACGAAGTAGCGCACCATCTGGTGACTTCTTAGGGAAACTAAAGACAGTAGTAGACTCTGGTCGTAACACACAATCCTCAGAAGGTATACCCTGCTCAGTCATGAACGTGGATAGAGGATCTTTCTTATCGCCTCGTACCCTGCGCACATAATACTTACTGTGTCTCGTATGAATACCAGAGGCAGAGTCAACAAGCTGACTAACAGTGCCAGAAGGCTTAATACAAGTGATGGCAGCAGATACAGGGATATTAAGCTCAGTGGATAACTGTAAGTTTGTATCAACCGATACGTCTCTGAGTCTCTCAAGCATTGCCTTAGTTTTGTCACTGGTTTCTCCCATAAGTTTGTTGTCTAGGATACCAGTCAGTGACACACCAAGTAACCTCTCAGCCTCTGTGTTCTTCTGCCACACCTTTCTGAGATAAGGGAAGTGAGTCATCGTAGACTGATACGTTCCTAAGATAGTAGCTAATCTGACCTTGCGTTCTAGGTCTTGCTTGGTGTCTGTAGATCTGACTACTACCTCAGACAGGTTACAGAACTGGTAGGGTCTAAGGATAATTTCTGAACATGGGTTAGTACCGTACTCAAAGTCTGTATCCCTGCGTCCGTTCTTCTTAGCTGTGTTGACAGCAGCCTCACGATTAAAGATACCACGCTCACCACTGTGACTGTGATACAAGCTGGTCCACTCGTTTAGGAACTGACCAACGTCAGGCTTGGTAGCATACACAGCAGAGTTGTTAGCCAACGCACGTTGAGGGTTAGCCTCCCACCACTGACCGACCTTAGCATGACGCATCTTGTCATCCTCTAAGTCAGACAGTGAGATCATAGCTGAACGTCTAACGCCACCTACTACAACAACCTCAGCAACCTTACACATGATGTCATGACACTCTAGCGTATTTAGCTTACGACCTGCTGCACCTTGAAACCTAGCGATAACAAACTTAAACAACTCATGTAAAGGTTCTGGTCCACTAGCCCTACCACCAAACGTCTTGAGTCTAGCACCTGCTGGTCTAACCTTGCTTGTATCCCACTGAGGTATCTCACCAGAGTACAACAAAGCAATGACCTGACGTAGTGACTTAGCCCAACCTTCTTTACTATCAGGTACAACAATAGTTGTTTCGGAGTCGAACAACTGGTCAGGTATCTCAGGTAGTTTGTCAACATACTTATGCTCAACACTAAACCCTACACCAGTACCACAAAGTAAGATGTACATAGCCTCATCAAATGCTTTGGGATCATCGACAGGCATGTAGCTACAGTTGTAACCTGCTGTGTTGTCTCTGTCGAGTGCCTTACCTGCAGCCATGATAGCTCTCATAGAAGGCACAACCTCTAAGTTCTTGATAGCCTCACGCATCTCCGAGTCTGTCTCCATAGGCATGACATGGTTATGCTTAGTCTCCAGATGGTTCTTCATGAAGTCCATGTATCTATCGACTGTCTCAAACCAATCTTCTCTACGTCCTTCTGCTTCTACGAATCTGCAATACCTACTCTTAGCAATATACTCTTGGTAAAAATCCATCTATATTTCCTTTATTAGTTTATCGTAATTATCTTCTACAACATCTTCAAATCTGTTCAGTATATCTACTGAAGTTATTTCTAATACTTCAAGTAATTCTATTTCATCTAAAACAGAAAGTTTTTCTATAAGTTCAGGAATCGTGAGATTCATCTGAGTTCTCCATGTTTTCTATTTCCATCAGCACCAACGTACAGTATCCAGAGATGTCCCTCCAAGAGTCATCGTACATCGGATCGCCATTAAGTATTCTAGCTAACTTGTTTGCTATTAACTCAAGAGACTCTAACATATAAGCTGGCATAAACGGATAATTACGAGAGTTCTTAATTACTTTCTTTATGTCCTGACTAATCTGACTTACGTCTCTGTATTCACCATATGTACCTGCTCTGGTTTGTAGTACATTTTTAATTTCCATATTGTTTCCTTAGATAATTAATCGAGACAGGCATCTCGTCAAAGCTACCATTATCTACTTCATTAAACACCCACACACCAGACCAGCTACCATTAGTCTGAGGATTAAGATACTCCTCATCGTGTTGGTAAAAGATACCAGCAAACAAACCAGTGATCCTAGAGCCGTCAGCTTTCTTACTGAACGCTATAGATCTATCTTGGACATGACCCATGATACAGCTCATGTGTTTCTTTTGTAATAAAAGATTAGGACTGCTGACTGGTCTACCCATAACACCTGAAGTAAAGTAGTGGCTATAAGCTATCCCACTGATAACCGCTACATCTAAAAAGGGACGAACCTCCCAGTTATATTTCTTTAGATTAAAATCATTATAACCAATCAGTCCTTCTAGCTTCCTGTCAGACTCAATAGCTCTGTCGATACGGTACTCATGATTACCGATAAGAAAGACCTTTTTAGGTTTCCAGACTTTCTTCTTGTTTAGTCGCTGCCTCTTCTGTTCTGCAACGATAGGTTTCATGAAGGTATCCATAGCCTTGTTACCAGCCTCGATATCATCATGATAAGTTCTACCCTCAAACGATTTCTTACCAATGTCATAAACACTAAGGCTGGGCATATCCCAGTGATCTCCTAAGTGAACGATGACATCAGGTTTAATCTTAACAGCGTACTCACCTGCCCACGCTAAGTGGTCGAATGAGTTGTTAGGCTTGCACTGTGTATCAGGAATTATCAAGTGTCTCATTGGTTCCCTTTAATAAAGTAACAAAGTATTCAGCATCAATAACAGCAAGAGGCTTAGAATGATTCTGTTTGACAATGACTGTCGGTTGTCTACCCTCAGGACAGTTGTCAGCAGCTTGTGAGTAAAAAGCATAAATA